GATCATCGACGAAGGACAGCCGACCGAACGTGCATTGTGGCCGGATAGGTTCCCTTTGGATGATCTGAAGAAGATACAGAGAGCTGATCCTGCTCGGTTTGAGTCGCTCTACCAGCAGAGGCCCTTTGTGCGCGGCGGGGCGCTGATGAAAACGAAGTGGTGGAAATTGACTTCAGACTTACCACGTAAGGAGGACTTGGTCACGTTGGTGGCCGGATGCGACACCGCCTTTAAGGCCGAGGAGAACAACGATCCGACCGTGATGGCGTTCGTAGGACTGGGGACCGACGGGAACTACTACATCTACGACATCTTCGAGAAGCGCCTTGAGTACCCGGACCTGAAACGCGCATTTGTGACCATGAACGGGGTGTGGAAGTCGAAAGGACTGCGCGGTTTTTACATTGAAGATAGAGCTTCTGGTCAATCTATCGTGCAGGACTTGAGGAGAATGGGAGGGATTAGCGTCATCCCCCACAAGATGCTGGGCGACAAATCTACAAAAGCGAAGTCCGTCAGCCCTCTGATCGAAGGTGGTCTGGTGTATCTCCCAGAAGGAGCGCCGTGGCTCGACGACTTCATGACGGAGTTCGAGCAGTTCACAGGTGATGCGAAGAAGAAGGAGCGCGACAACAAGGTCGATGCCGTCGTCATCGCGCTGGATGTGCTCTCGCGGATCGGCACTCCGATGATGATTGGAGAAGCTGGTGGGATCGTGCAGCAGGGAAAGAGCCTCCTATCTTCCTACACCGGCAAGTCCGGCTGGAAGGGCATTGGAGAAATGTAAATTGCATAGACCTAAATTTTTATGCAAGACCATTAAGCGATTGTATACGACTAAGTGAAATCTCTTGACAACATAGGCTTTTGCCCCCCTAGTACCCCCTTGAGGTAATCGAGTACAGTAGGACTACTGTCCTTACGAAGAGGAAGTAGAGGAAGTAGAGAAGTAGAGAGAGCAGAATAAGTTCGATTAGAAGAACTTTCAGATTAACTGGGGGGAGTTTGAGGGGGGTTCTCCTCAAAACAAGAAGGACGACTTCCCCCTCGCATTAGTTCAGATGTTGACCTCCGAGGCACAATTTAGAGGTCAACTAAATGCCATCAACCATCAATATCATGAATCAAATTGACGGCGCTTACGCGCTGTTAGGCGCGTAGTTCATGACAACAACGACAGCCACGCTCCTGCGCGACGGAAACGGACAATCGTTCCAAGCCCTTCGGATTGGCGCGAACTCCGTTGTTGCGTTCAACGCGAGCACTCAATCAGCAGCTTTCGACGCCCAGATCGTTCGTATCCAGGCGACTGAGAATTGCCACATCGTTGTCGGATCGAACCCGACAGCGACGACAAGCGACACCCCTCTCTGGAAGGACAACCCTGAGTACATCCACATTGAACCTGGCGACAAAATTGCCGTTATCAAGAGCGTCAACGCGGGCAACTTGCACATCACTGTTTGCAGTTAAATGAAGCGCCTCCTCGGATAGGACGACTTAGCTTTTTTTAACTGGCAAAACATCTTATGGCTGAATGGTATAAAATAGCTCCTAAAGACCCCTCGACGAGCATGATCGTTGATTTGAGCGCTTACGCAGATCAGCTCGCAAACTACGAGGACATCTCTACGGTCATGACGAGCACCGAAGAGGACAAGATCGTCCAGTACATCGGTCAGCTTGTTAAACTGTCCCATGACGAGATTTCAAAGCGGTACTCACATTGGCGAGAGGCCGACCGCGCTCACGACGTTTACGTCCCACCTGATGCCACAAAATTCCGAGAGAAGGCCGTCATTGGTCAGACTCGAGCAATCGCTGACACCGTGATCACGTACCTTATGGCCGCGATGACGGGACGTAACCCTATGTTCCAGCTCGAAGGGTTGGACAAGAACAGCCGGAAGGCTTCACCGATCATCGAGCGCATCCTTCACGCGCAGATGAGACGGACGGCGGGCGAGGCTCGCATCCTTCAGATTTTCATGGACAGCGTTCGCTACGGTGTCTCCCCCACAAAGATTTCATGGGACGGCTCGCGCAATACCAACGCGATCACAAACTTCAACCCACGCCGGTACTTCCCTGATCCTCGCGTGAACTGGGGCTCGCACGACCGCGCAGGGTTTGTCGTCGTCTCCGAACCAACCACGTATGACCATCTCTACACGACGGGAGAGTACCCGAAGGTCATGAAGTACAGGGGCTTGAGAGATCAGGCCGTCCGAGGCGGGAAAGGCTGGATTGGCAACCGCTTCGTCGAAGAGAAGGGCCGCGCCTTCCGCATTGATCAGAGCAGTCCTAAACGTGGTGAGATGGGCCTGTTCAAGATCGGACGCGCTCGCATCCACGACGAGGCATGGATACGGATACCAGGCGATCTCATTGGCGTCCCTCAGTTCGGGATGATGTGGCTGGTTGTCTCAGTCCTTGACGAGAGCGTGTGCATCAAGTTCCGGCTGTCCCCCGTCGGGAAGCAGTTCCCGATCCTTCCGGGTGGACTGTTCTACGACGCGCACAAGACGTTCAGTCAGTCCCTCTACGACCTTCTGCTTCCGATGCACGACATCATGAACTGGTTGCTGCGCTCGCGCATTGACAACGTCCAGTCCAGCCTGACGAACCTGATCTTCGCTGATCCGACGCAAGTGAACATCATGGACCTTATCGAGCGTAATCCGTGGGGCATTGTGACCGCGATGCCGGGGTTCAACGCCCAAGAGGGCGTGAAAATCGTTCAAATCCCTGACGTGACAAGAGGTCACTGGGACGACATCTCTCGTTTAGCGGACATGGAGCAGCGCGTGAGCGCGGCCTCCGACGCGCAACAGGGGATGCCGACCGGCGACGTTCGGACAGCTACGGAAATCCAACGCCTCACACAACTTGGATCACAGCGCCTCGGAGTTATCTCCAGGGTGATGTCATCAACCACGTTAAGACCCGCAGTACACATGATGGTGTCGAACATCCAGGACAGCCTGGACTTCGAGGACAGTGTGAACGTCGGATCAGCCTCAGTCCCCGAGAGCATCCGTGGAATGGTGGAGGACGGCTACATCAGCGCGACATCGAGGGATGTTCAAGGGAAGATCAACTACCTCGTAGTAGATGGAACCTTACCGCTCGAACCAACCCGCAGTCCTGAGACTTGGATGAAGATGATCCAAGTCGTCGGTCAGACCGGCCTCTCGATGGAGGTCGATCAAAAAGGGATGGCGATGGAAGCGATCAAGAGCATGGGCGTCCCGGACGTAGATCGCTTCGTCCTCTCAGAAGAGGCGATGGCGAACCCGTCCCCTTCACAGCAGTTCCAGTTGTCCGAGCAACAACGTGGCATGGCCGTCCAGGGTGACGAGCAGATCGACCGCGACGTTCAGGCTGGGAACCTTGTCCCACTTTCGGAGATGTCATGATGTCGAGCGAAGCTGAAGCTCTAAAGAGCGCGTTTGCTGGGCAAGTTCCGGCTCCGATCCGCGAGTACATTAACGCTTCTCTACGTGTCTCGTTTGAAGAAGAGAGCGGCAGAGCAGAGGGGCTCAAGGCTGCTTATAGCGCAAGCACGAAGGACTATCAGACAAAGCTCGACGAGCTTGCTCGTAAGATCGAGGAGCTTGGTCGGTTGCTTGCCACGCCGACTACGGTTCGTCGCCTCGGACGAGCGATAGACCTTCTGACAACATTCGAGGCGCACGATGTCAATAACTAGAACATCAGACGATCAAGTTCGCTTCAGTAGCTCAACGACCGGGGACCATGATCTCGGGGCGTACTTAGAGGCGGCTGAGTTGGGTGGGCTGACGCTTGGAGAACTCATCGGTAGTGCTTTTGACGAAACAACAGGAGCATTTAAGGCTATTGATCCTCGCGGTCCTTGGGCTGCTTCAACGATCTATGCGTTAGGTGACGTTGTCTCGAATGGCTCCATCTATTATATCTGTAAATTAACACACACCTCTGGAGGTTCCTTTTCTGGAGTAAACTGGAACGTCCTCCTAGACTTTACTACGAGTGTCAATGCTGCGGCGGCCAGCGCGGCCTCAGCTCTTTCAAATAAGAACCTGACTGACACAAACGTCTCCTCGTCAGCGGCAAGCGCCAGTTCAGCGGCGACTCAAGTCGGA